AGCCGGATCACCTCCTCAGTCGTCTCTGTGCGACGCACCCAGAGGACACCGGTCTCGTAGACTGGTAGGCGCAAATCGCCCAGTGCTTCCAGCGTCCGCTTTTGCTCAAGCTCGGTGCCCACGTCGCGGACTAGTAGGGTCTCACCCTTGAGCATTGCGGCCATCTCCCAGGCTGAGGACGAGTTTTCGGCGTCAATGCGCATTAGTCCCAGCGCCGCGCCTTCTGGCGTCATCCGTGTCCCGGTGCGCCATAGCAGCGTGCGCTCCCAGGGCAGTGTGATTGTGTCACTATGCTGCAATTCGATGCCGTAGCGCTCGAACATATCCTCTGGCACCCGCCTGCCCAGCGCCAGTACACCAGCATCTAGTTCAGCGAAGTTGACGGAGATACCGGCCAGATGTCCTTCGATGAAACCATCCCGCGCCAGTTTTCGGCGCTCCTGATTGTGACACTCGAACCAGTCACCGGGCATATAGCACCGATAGGCGCCCGACAGATCATAGCGGCTGATAGGCCGAATTGTCTTAACCCAAAACCTACCCATAGTTTTCCTCGCTTGTCATAGGGGGCCGGGCGAACCCGGCCCCCTAACTCAACAGCTGAGTTACCTAGTCGATGATCTCCGTCCAGTTAGCAGTCGGAACCGGCGGATAGTTGGAGCAGCCATACAGCGGAATCAACGTCGCCGCACAGTTGGCCGTGCCTACGGTGAGGATGGCGGCGACGAATGCAAAGCCGCCGTCAACGTCCAGTTCTTCGGTGCGCACCTCGATGCCCACGATGTCGTCACCGTCGCCGCCGGCCTGGGTAAGCTGCGTGATGGCTTTGCCAGCGATCACCTTGGCACCAGTGCCCGCAGCGTCGGTAGCCTGCCAGATCTGCAGATCCACAGTTGAGGTCGCCACCATCGTGCCGGTGGCGAGGATGTAGAAAACGCGCTGGTGATTAGCCAGCTCCACGTAGGCCGTGGTATAGGCCGCCGGCGTCTTGACAGCCGGCACCAGGAAGTCCTGAATCTCATGGACTTCGGTAAAGCGGTGTGTATAAGCCTGAGTCATTTCATACCCCCTAGCTGGCCTCTACATCGCCCAAGATGACGAAGGGAGATACTGTCGTGGTCCCGTCACGATATGTGATGGGGGCCGACAGCCAAGGACGTCCATCCACGCGATGGACAGCGCGCCAGCTGGTGATGTCGTTCTGGAATTGGAAGTGTTTGCTGGCATCGATAGTGACCATCTGCCGATCGCCGACCAGGTATTTTGACAGGTCGTACAGGCCGATATCGCCCATCGTGCCCAGAGTTTGCGCATTCTCCACGAAGAAGACGGGCCATCCCATTAGCGTCGTGGGCATTTGGTCACGGCCATTGCCGATCCAGACATAGTTCGGATTCCCCGAAGCCGCCGGACCATTAAGACCGAGAATCTGTCGCATTGCGCTCTGGTGCGCGATCCAGATAGGTGAACGCCCCTGGAAGCGCTCCACGATGTCGAAGACGTCCTCGATGGAGATTTGCCCCGCGACTGCGCGCGGAACAACGATGGTCGGTCCCGTGCCCGTGCTGGTGTTGGCGGTGATGACGCCCAGTGGCTGTCCGGCACCGGAGCCCAACATGAACGCATATTCCTCTTCATTCATGATGGTGTCCCGAAAGAGCTTCTGAATCAGCGACTCCAGAGGGATCGCGCTGTCGGCCAGCAGTTCGTCCGATGCTTCGGTGTAGACTACGAGCTTGTGGGCCGTCAACTGCATCTGCCGGAACTTTGGCTGTGATTCGCCTTTTTCTGTGGCCTCTTCGGTCCACTTTGCGAGCGCCCCGCCATAGTATGAGCTGCCCGCAGCTGGGGCACCAGTCTGATCGAGCACAGGCACCTGCATTACGCGTGCCCGCATAGGAAGAACAGTCGCCCGCTGGCGGAACAACCGCTCAAGCGGCTCCATCTGAAAAAGCCGGGTCAGGTGCTCGGGGAATACGAGGAAGCCACCGGACGCGCCGATGCTCTCCAAGAGATCCTTCCCCTCAGTTGCCCATCCCGCCTTGCCGTCCTGTGGCGCGAGATCTCCAGTCGCCACCTTCAGCCGCGGATCGTGTCTTGCCCTGAAAGTAGTGGTATAGATCGACTGAAGCATATTGCCCAGACTCTTGAAGCCGCCCTTGCCGGTGGGCGCCGGCGCTTCTGGTGCAGTCTCAGCCATCCTCTGCTCTAGGGCCATCAACATAGCGCTGCGCTCACGCAGTGCCTTTCCTTCCTCAAACATCCGCGTGCCTTTTTCCAGCTCCTCAGCGGTCGCGTCCTTGTTGACCGCGATCTCCTGAGCCTGCTTGAATAGCACTTGCGACTGCTCGAAGAGTTCATCCCGAGTAGTAAACTCCATCTCAGTCCTCCAGTGATTCCAATTGTGCGAGAAGGTCCAACCTCATCTGCTCCGTTTCCTCTGAGGTGGGTGGTATCACCGGCCCGGCCCCTCGGTCGTCTGCATTGTCATCGCGGCCCGCATTGTCAGCGGGTGCGGACTGTATTGTCAATAGTGCCTCTGCTTCTCCGAGTGCGCTGCGCAATGTGTCAACTAGCGCCTGTTTGCGCGCCTGTAGATCCTCGCCAGCCTTGGGCGTGTCCATGTCCTCGCGTGCATAAAGTGCCGTGAGTTTGCGGATCGCCTCGGTCTTACCCGGCCCCTCATAGACGTTGCCCCGATAGCCCCCGTGGAGAGCTGCCCAGGCCGCGCCCATAAGTCGGTGGTCCAGCTTGCCGCTTGCATCACGCACGCGCAGATGCCAAGTCGAGGGTTTCTGTGGGTCCTCAACTACCAGATAGTGCGATGCTGGATGATCGCCATCGCTCTCGGAGCGGGTCACGGCTTTGTCGTCAATATCCTTAAGCGCCGTCACGCCAGCCAGCTCATTCATCGGGAACGTGACCAGCGAGAACTCCCACAGGCGCACCTCTCGTAGGTTGCGCACCGGCGCGCCGTCTTCGGATTTGGTATAGTCCGTGCCGCCGGGGATCGCATCATAGCCAATGGATAGCCCGGAGATTGCATTATCCCGGAGTAGCGCAAGAGAATCGCGTCCGCGCGCCGTGTCAGACACAATTGCCTTGATGAACAGACCATTTGTGTCTTCGTGCATTTCTATCTCTTCGTGCATTTCTATCGGGCGCCCAATCGGCTCGCCTGGATTGTGTTGCCAGAGGAACCGCACTTTGTTGCCGCGTTCCGCCAGCGTCTTGGTGAATGCGCCCTCGTGGATAATGTCGTTGCCCTGGTCGATGTTGCCAAAGGCAGCGGCATAGCCCTCAACCGTGCGGCCTTCATAGTCGAATGATGTAACCTTGAAATCGAATGTTTTGTACTCGTGTTCCATCCCCGCCCCCTTGCCCTGGTCCCACATACTGATGCACACCGCAACCGCCTGGTCCTGGTCCTCTGCAGTGCCGTCTTCGAGCACTATAGGAATGCACCGCTCGATGAAATCGCTGCGTGATTCACCCGATCTTGGCTCTGGCATTAGCCCTCCTGGAGTTGCGGCGGATAGCCCTCGACGGCGCGCCAAGATTTCAGTGTCACGTGTTTGATCTGGTGTTGCTCATATTGTACGTCGATGAGCGGCAGCCAATCCCCTGGCCCAACAGCCGGGATGTCTTCATGCTGCACGAAGATGCGTAGCGCATTGTTCGGCGCATCAAGCGTCGCATCTGTAATTGTCATACCCTCCGGTAACAGCAAGGCGCCTCCAAGTACTTCTAGGCTACAATCCAATATTCCAGTGTTCATGCCTCCTCCTGATAACGCAAAAACGCCGCCTATTTGTGCCCACTGTCGTGGGTCACAAAAAAGCGGCGTTCTGTTAAACAAACTGCCGACTATTCGCTTGTTAGAGGTAAGGGCTGGATTCGAACCAGCGGACCCTTTCGAGCCGATCGGTTAGCAACCGATTGCTTTCAGCCACTCAGCCACCTTACCCGATTTCAGAGGAAGTGGCGCGATTCGAACGCGCATACCCTCGCGAGTAGACTGGGTTCAAACCAGTTGGGCTTCCAATTACCCCACACTTCCAAGAAGCCTCTTGTGCCGGTAGCTGGATTTGAACCAGCAACATCCAGGGTTTGAAGCTGGCGACTCTGCCTATTGGCCTATACCGGCTTGGTGAGCCTGGTGGGAATCGAACCCACACGCCCTTTCGGACAGGAGGTTTTAGGTCTCCCACGGCTGCCTTTACGCCACAAGCTCATTATAAGTGCCGGGGACAGGCATCGAACCTGCACACTCTTTCGAGCACTGGTGCCTAAGGCCAGCGGCTCTGCCAATTCCCCCACCCCGGCGCGTGCGCCTATAATACATCTATCTTCAGGCTGCCAGCTATTCGTGCGTGTTAGGGTCTAAGGGGCTGCTCTTTCTAGTTATTCACAAACGCCGACTGACGTTCACTAGCTCAAGCCAGCATAGCTCCGGATCGCCAGTAGAAGAGCTCCATTGAAAAAGTAGCCCCTCAAATATCATTTCATAGCTGTGCATAGACCGAATCGCGATTCTCTCGCCCACTTCGCTGATGTTCGGGAATGGCGGTGTCATCATCCTCACTGAACAATTGATCAACCCATCTGGCTCGCGGCTAACTACAATTTCCTCTGCCGTGTATAGCGGCAGACCGTTATACGTCGGCGTCTCCAAAAGGTGCCGAGCCCACTCGTCATCTGACGGCATGGCCGGAATTGGCCCATCGTTGACCGTAAAGCCAGCTTCGTGACCGATGAATGCATTGTCACCAAACGACTCTTTAGCGACTTCATCCACTGCCTCTGCAACTTCGGCGACTTGTGCCGCTTCAATCTCAGGCTCAAACTCCATCTGCTTCAGTGCCGCAACCCCAGCGGGCGCGGTAGCCGCAAGCAGGCCCAACGCCTTCAGGAAGTCTCGTCTGTCCATCACTCGCTCCTTACTAGATTTCTGTCTTTATAGTTTCTCCAGGTAATCCTGGTGACTTCAGCTGTATCCAGTGAGTGATGCTATATTCCCAATCCTCCCAGGCGTTCGTATTTGTCCACCCGCCCGCGGACTTGCTATCATGCATTGCAATCCAGAGCACACTGCCATCTGTGACCCAGCACCACGCGCCGTCTGGCGGGCATCTATCATTCTGCCATTTTTCAACAGCGCTCACGGATTCTATCTTTGCAGCATGGCCAAACCTAATCCAGACGAAGCGATACTCAATGCGCCCACACCTATAACATCTGCGCCGCTGCGTGGCATCGCATTCATCGTCCCACGCAGACCATTTGTGGAAGCCCAGCAAACACAAGATCGTCGCCATCACTCGCTCCTTTCGAGCGGTTATGCATATTAGGGCTCATGGTTGGCGTCCAGGATTGGACCCCGGGTACGTTATTTGAGACATCTCCTAGTATAGCATAGATCCTCGCACAATGCAAACTGTGAGCAGGCACC